CAAGCTAAGACTCTTATCTACGCAACACTGTACGGTGCAGGACCGGCCAAGATTGGCAGTATTGTCGGCGGCGGTGCGAGTGAAGGGAGTAAAGTATTGCAGAACTTTTATCGCAACACCCCTGCGTTATCAAGGCTTATGGAAAGGGTTAAGAAAGTGGCGGCAAAAGGGTATGTACCGGGCTTGGATGGTAGAAGAATATTGGTGCGTTCAGAACACGCCGCACTTAATTCACTACTGCAAGGATGTGGTGCTATCATTGCCAAGCAGTGGTGCATTGAAGCGCACAAAGAGTTCAAGAGACAAAGACTTTCTGTACAACAAGTTGCATTCGTGCATGATGAAATCCAAGTTGAAGCACAGAGACCAGATGCGGAAACTGTTGCGTCAATCATGGTAGCCTCTGCTTTCAAGGCAGGTAAGGTGTTGGGGTTTCGGTGTCCTGTTGACGCTGAAGCAAAAATTGGTAATAATTGGTTTGACACACACTAACACTGTGTTATAATATAGTTACTTCCTTGGAGGAGAAAAGTAATGAGTGAACTATTTAAATTGACTGACGTAGAGTTGTACTGGGCTCAGTTGTATGAGCGCAACAAACTCTCAGAGAAGTATCAGGTGGACTTGAGTAATCTAACACCAGAGCAGGTTGATCGTATTGAATCGACAGGTGTGAAGGTGCGTAGCAAGGATGATGAGCGTAACTACTTTGTTACCTGCAAGTCGTCTAAGTATGAGATTACACCTTACGACAAGAACGGTGATGTCATCGGTCGTGACACACTTGTTGGTAATAACTCTCGTGCAGATGTGATGGTAAAGCCATACTCATGGAAGTCACCAACAGGGCAGTCAGGTGTATCCCTTGGTATTGTTAAGCTGATCGTTACAGACTTAAACAAATATGTACCAGAGGATAATGTTGCAGAGGAAGATACTCTGTGAAGGCTCTGATTGACGGCGATATACTATGCTACCGCATAGGCTTTGCAACCAACAACGAGACTGAGGACGTGGCTATCAGAACGATGGCTACCTTCTTAGAAGACTTGTTGATGTATGACCTTTCGGCTGACGATTGGACAACATACTTAACTGGCAAACGCAACTTCAGAAATGATGTCGCCGTCACTGAGAAGTACAAGGGCAATCGCAAGAAAGAGAAACCAGTACATATTCAACTTTTGCGTGATTACCTTGTCGCCTCTTGGAATGGTGTAGTCTCTGATGGGAACGAAGCTGATGATGAGATCGCAATAGCGGCAACCTCACTAGGCGACGAGAGCATCATTGTTTCTCTTGACAAAGACTTTGACCAAGTGCAGGGATGGCACTACAACTTTGTGAAGAAGAACAAGTACTACATCAAACCAGAGGAAGGGTTGCTTAACTTTTATATGCAGTTCCTTGTTGGAGACAGGATTGACAACATCATTGGTGTTGACGGTATTGGTCCTGTCAAGGCACGGAAGCTCTTAGAAGGTAAAACTGAACAAGAGATGTTTGACATTTGCGTAGAGAAGTTAGGCAGTGTTGAAAGAGCAGTAGAGAACGGACGCTTGCTGTTCCTTCAACGCCATCCCAATCAGTTATGGAGTCCCCCGAATGAAAACCCAGAGTGCGAAAGCGAAGGGCAGGAAACTGCAACAGTGGACAGCGGAGCAGATACTAAAGACGTATCCGCATCTGGAGAGTGATGATGTTAGATCAACCAGTATGGGTGTTAGTGGTTCTGATGTTCAACTTAGCCCTCTGGCTCGCAAGTCTTTCTCGTATGATGTCGAATGCAAATCGCTTGCGAGAGTTGGAGTCTATCGCTATGTTGACCAGTGCAACAATAGAGGTGATACACCACCACTTGTCATCGTTAAAGAAAACAGACGAAAGCCCCTCGCAGTCGTAGACGCAGAGCACTTCTTTGAGTTGCTAAGGAATCAAAAATGAAACACATGGTCATACCTGACACACAGGTTAAGCCGGGTAACCCAGTGGATCACTTACGATGGGCAGGTCAGTATGCTGTTGACAAGAAGCCTGATGTAATTGTACACATTGGCGATCACTTTGATATGCCTTCACTGTCTACCTTTGATGTAGGCAAGAAGTCGTTTGAAGGCCGCCGTTATATCAATGACATCAATGCAGGTGTCGAAGCAATGCAAGCGTTTCTGGAGCCTATCAAGAAAGAGCAGAAGCGTTTATCTCGTAACAAACACAAGCAGTGGTCTCCTCGTTTAGTCTTTACACTAGGCAACCATGAGTATAGAATCACTCGTGCAATTAACGCAGATGCAAAACTTGAAGGCTTGATGTCGATGAAGGACTTGTATCTTGAAGAGATGGGGTGGGAAGTACATGATTTCTTACAACCTGTGGTTATTGACGGCATTTGTTATAGCCATTACTTTGTTTCTGGTGTTATGGGACGGCCTGTAAGCTCTTCCAATGCACTGCTCACTAAACAGCACATGAGTTGTGTGATGGGTCACGTCCAAGACAGGCAGATTAGTTTCGCAAAACGTGCCGATGGACAACGTATCACAGGACTGTTCGCAGGTATTTATTATCAACATGATGAAGAGTATCTAAACCCACAGACGAACGGCTCATGGTCGGGTATCTGGATGTTACATGAGGTGACTGACGGATCATTCGATGAGATGCCTGTGTCAATCAACTACTTGAGGGAGCGTTATGCCTGATCTAACTGACATGGCCCGTACTTATCAGCTTGGTGGTTCACACTACACTGACAAGAAGATACAGCCTTGGGATGCAATGCAGGAATGGATGACTGAAGAGCAGTTTAAAGGATTCTTGACTGGTAATGTAATCAAATACATCGCTAGGTTTCAGGATAAAGGCGGCGTGTTAGACTTGCAAAAGTGTAAACATTATCTTGACAAACTCATTGAAGTGTGGTAAAATAGTATGCTTACGCTTGAAGAAATTAAAGATAAGCTCAAGCAGTTAGACGAGGTTACTCTACTGGAAACATTAGGTCTAACCTCAGAAGACTTAATCGATAGATGTTCTGATCTTATTGAAGAAAAACAAGATACACTGGAGATAGACTTAGATGACTCAACACCTTGGGATAACGATTGACTATGAAAGAGACTCTCGCCTCAGTGAGCAAGCAACTACGCTTATGCGTGACTACTATATGCTTGAGCATGAAGAGTCTCCTCAACAGGCTTTTGCTCGTGCCTCAGTGGCTTATTGCGCTGATGACCTCGACCTTGCACAGAGGATTTACGACTATGCTTCAAAAGGTTGGTTTATGTTTGCGTCGCCTGTGTTGTCGAACGCACCTGAACATGGCAGAGGCAATAGGGGCTTGCCTATTAGTTGTTTCCTTACTTACGTGGGTGACAATCTTAATTCTCTTATTGAGCATAATGGGGAAGTAGCATGGCTTTCCGTAAAGGGCGGCGGTGTGGGTGGTCACTGGGGGGACGTGAGAGGGATCAGCGACAAAGCTCCCGGCCCGATACCATTCATGAAAGTAGTGGACAGTCAGATGACTGCGTACAAACAGGGGAAGACACGGAAGGGAAGCTACGCCGCATACCTAGACGTAAGCCATCCTGATATTGAAGAATTTATATCGTTTAAAGTACCGACTGGTGGTGACATCAATCGCAAGTGCTTTAATCTTTTTAATGCTGTGAACATCACAGATGAATTTATGGAGAGTGTAATCAATGATACCGAATGGAATCTTACAGACCCGCATACAGGAATTGTCAGAGATACAATCCAAGCTCGCAAGTTGTGGCAACGAATCCTTGAAGCTCGCTTCCGAACTGGTAGCCCATACCTTAACTTTATCGACACAGCCCGACGAGCTTTACCAGACGCTCAGAAAAGGCTTGGACTCACAATTAACGGTAGCAACCTCTGCAATGAAATCCATCTCGCAACAAATGAAGAACGCACAGCCGTCTGTTGCCTCTCCTCAGTCAACCTTGAAGCATACGATGAGTGGCGAACAAGCGGAATGGTTGGAGACCTTGTCAGATTC